GTGGAAAAATTTTGCGTTTCCCCCCAACAAAAAATCACGCACTACACTGAGCCACTCTCGCCCGCTCTACTCAACACAAAACCGCCGAGCCTACCGACACCGAACCGCACCGCCAACCGAGCCACAGAGGAGCGGATAAAATTTTGTGCAGATTGCACAAACCAAGACGTTTAATTTAGTGCAAAATAACGTAGACGAATCTAGGATAATTTGATAGAATAAATATATCAAATAAAGAAAGGCACATCATGGACGGTGTGAGTGGTGAAATTATATGAAGATTAAAACGTGGAGAATGAAATTTGGTGCAATCGTCGAAAAGTACGAAAGCGAAAACAACGGTAGAGTTATTTTTACTGTAATTGATAATAAAAATAACCGCATGAGCGGCTATGAATTAGAAGATTACAACAAGGGTGATGAAGAAAGCATATGCACCTATAGAATGTATTGCAATACTGATTGCAAAGTAATAAATATTACACGTGATAAGATGTGGGTTAATGTTGTATGTGAGGTAATTTAGAAAGGCGGTGATTATTTATGAAGATAATACAGAAAGAAAAAATGAATAGTAAGGATTTTGAAATTATGAGCATTGCTATAGATAAATGGTATAGCAAGCATTACGAAAAAGGAGAAACAGAAGAAGAAAGAATTTTAAGAGGTTATAATGATAAAAATATCATTATTCTAGGGAATAAATTTTACAACAAAGATTATTACCAAATTCATAAGAAAGGAGAATAAACATGAACGAAAACTATCGAATCGGAAAAGGCAATTTACACATTGTCTTTCCGAACAGAACAATACTTGACACATACGTAATGTATGTCGGGTGTAATAATTGTAATTATAGCGCTGTGAATAATACGCTATGTCTGTATGCAGATAAAAAGGAGTGTTTACTTAAATCAATATTGGATTTCAAAATATATACAATTTTTGTTATAAATATTTTGAAATCAATAAAAAGTAATGCAGTTTTATGCATGGAAAAATTGTATACAATTTTATCCAAGGTACAGAACGAATTAGAAAGGAGTTTATAATATGATAAAAGTATATTTTGATAACGGTACTAAGAAAAAAGTAAATGCTGATAAATTCATTGAATGGTTGAATTATTGTAATTTAGAAATTGATAAAAACGATATATATTACAATGGTTCACACATTGCAAAATATGTCAATTTGCTAGATAACAATTTTGGAGTTGTAGATTGTATTTTATCTCTTATTTTAGTGATAATAATTATATTAGTGATTATGAAAGGTGGAGTAATTTTATGATGCAATATTGTAAATTAAATACCGTTGAGAGATACGGTGAAATATTTGAATATATCAAGAGAGAGGGAGTTATAAACGGTAATATATTTGTATATCGAATGTCACCATTTATTCATCAAGTTTTTGATGCTCGTACAGGCTTATCCCTTGGCAGTGTTGTCACAAAAAACGCCAATAGAACTGGATGAATTAGAAATTAAATTGGCTTTTGGATTTATAGAATTGACTCGAACAAAGCCAAACAAAAAAGATATTCAATTGAAGAATTATATTGATTATCGCTTAGAATATATGAAGAAAAATAAATTCATCCGATTTTCTAAAGACGAATTGGATAAATTTATAGATAAAACAATTAGAAAAGGAGAGTGAAAGGTATGACAACACAGGATATTGAAATTTGTACATTAAATATTATACGAGAAAGCGCAACGGAATTATCGATATTTGCAGAGAAAAAGCAAATGGTTAAAATTGGAAATATTGCTATTACGGCAATAAATGAATGTTTATTTGAAATTTACGATTATCGAACAGGGTTAAAGATAGCAACTTTGGCAATTCATAAAACATGGCAAAGTATAGAAATGTTTTTACAATTTTTCAGAAATTTTGAGGTATTCACAAGGGATATTATAAGTGTAAGAGATATTTTGTTAAAACAATTTATAGAAATAAAATTACATAATATTCCGTGTGGTGCTTGTATGGAATTTACTATGACAGAATTTGAACAATTCCTACTTGAAAATCAACCATAATTCACAATTTATTTACATTTTGTTATTCACAAGGACACAATTACAATTTATAATAGTCCTTGTAAGAATAAAAAAACAATGTTTCACGTGAAACATAGAAAGGAGATAAAACAATGGAGAAATTTATTACACGCAACCTTGCAATTACAGAAGTAGCATACAAAGACGCTATCTTTGTAGATGGTGATATGAAGTTATCAGAATTGCGACATGATACCGTTGTCGGAACTCGCCACAGTGAGGAAAAAATTAAAAAGATTCTCGTTGCTAAAGGTGTAGCAACACAGCCCGTTTTACAGGAAGTGAAAAAGACAACTTGTAAATATTCAATGCCCCTCAATGACTTTATTGAACAGGCACACGCTGAAATTATTGAATAGTAAAAAAAAGAAAGGTTAAAAGGTGATTAAAATGAGTAAAAATGAATTAGTAACGATGAAAAGCGACAACGATGTATTTTGCAGCATGCAATGTCAGACACAGGAAGAAAAGGTGCAGTTGTTTAATGCTATAAATAATGCAGACGCAAGCTTAGATGATATGGTAGGAAAGCAGATTTGCGTTGTCAATGTTTACGCCGAAAGATACACGGCAGAAGATGAGGAAGAAAACAAAGACGGCTTTGAACCCGTTGAAAAAGAAAAAATCATGATTACACTAATCTGTAAAGATGGGAAAACCTACGCCACAAATTCAAAAGGTGTTTACAACTCAATCAAACGAGCTTTTGCCTTGTTTGGTGTGCCAACATGGAAAGGCGGCGTCACTTTTGAGGTTTGCAAGGTGAAAACAAAGGGTGGTTATAAGGCAACGATTTTGCGTGCCGTATAAAAAAGATAATCAGTTTAATTTGAACATATAAACTCTCTTCCTTTTAGGGTGGTTAGCAAATAGTCGCTATCCGCCCTAAAAAAAAAAATGAAAGGGGAGATGTAACATGTATGAACCGAGAGAAAAAACACTTGAAAATATTAGTGATTTAGTTAAGACTTTTAACCGCCGAATTGGACAAGCAAAAAGAAAAACACCATTACAATACCATCAATACTTACCACAGAAAATGTCGGTTGAAAAATTTCTTGAGACGGTTGGAAGTTATAAAGATGTACGAGCGCAAGCAAGGGCAATGATGGCAAAAGATATAATTCCGCAGTTTGGGAAAAGCGGGGCAAAACCTACTAAATTGCAAGTAGCACGTTACGAAAGTGTTAAAAATTTAGAAAATAAAAGGTTGGCAGAAACGAGAGATGTAGAAAGATATGATGAGGGTAAACCTACAGGAATTGGAAGAGTAAAAAAGAGAAGTAAAGCGTTTGAAATCAGAAAAAAAGCAGAGGAATTTACACCGTTAGAATTAGAAATCAGAATCAGACAGTTAGAAAGACGGCAAACGCAAGCATATAAAAAAGAGAAAGAAAAACAATGGGTAGATAATTATAAAAAGGCAGTTGAAATAAATTTCCCGACTTTTTCAAAAAAAATTTTGCAAGAAGTAGAAAAAGTTCCAAAAAAGAACTTTATGATATGGGTGCAACAAGAAGATTTTTTGGACATTGACTATGTGTATGACAAAAGTGAGGAACAGGAAAAAGCAAGTAATTATTTAGAAAATTTACGCCGTAGAATAGCATATGAAAAAGAAAAAGGCAACTTGTAATCAACGAATTATCGTTTGTGATTTTGAAACAACCACGGAGGAAAATGATTGTCGTGTTTGGGCAGTGGGTTGTTATGATATTGCAAGTGATGAATTTTGGTATTACAACAACATAGATGATTTTATGTCGTTGTGTGCTACAATATATTATAACGATAAAATATACTTCCACAATGAAAAATTTGACGGCGATTTTATTATGAACTGGCTTTTCCGGCATGGATATACATGGGTTGAAGATAATAAAAAAATGGACGCAAAAACATTTACAACCACTATATCAGATAAAGGACAGTTTTACTGCATGGAGATTTGTTTTTATCGTGATAATATATATACGAACAAAGTGACAATTTATGATAGCTTGAAAATACTGCCAATGAGTGTCCACGATATGGCGAATGCATTCGGACTTGAAGAAAAGAAAGGAGAAATTGATTATAAAATGTATCGAGAAGTAGGACATAAATTAACAGAAGAAGAAGTCGAATATCTGAAAAATGATGTTGTTATTGTTGGGAAGAGTCTTGTGAAGATGTTTGAGCAAGGACTTAAAAAAATGACAATCGGTGGGAATGCAATAAATGACTATAAGAAAAGAATCGGAAAAGATAATTTTTCGGAATGTTTTCCTTTACTGGATGAGGAAACCGACTACTTTTGCAGACAGTCCTACAAGGGCGGTTTTGTGTGGGCGAATCCCTTACATAAAAATAAAATGATAGGGGAGGGCGATGTTTACGATGTAAATTCTCTTTTTCCCTCTCGTATGCATTCGTCAAGCGGTTGCCGTTTTCCTTATGGTGTGCCCCAGTTTTTTAAAGGGAAATATAAACCACATAAATTATATGACCTTTATATACAAAGGGTTGTGATACAATTTGAATTGAAACCGAATCATGTTCCGTGTATACAGATAAAAAAGAATTTTCTTTTTTCGCCTACGGAATATTTGACAAGTAGTAATGGCGAAGATGTGGAGTTGGTGCTGACACAAGTTGACCTTGAATTGATTTTTGAGCAATATAATATACCTTACATTGAATATATAGATGGATACATGTTCAAATCTGATATGGGAATGTTTGATAACTATATAAATCACTGGATGAAAATGAAAGAAGAGGCAACACGCACCGGGAACAAGAGTTTGCGTTCCATCGCTAAAATGTTACTCAATTCTTTATATGGCAAATTTGGCACAAATCCAAAATTGCAAAGCAAAATACCCGTATACCTTGGTGGAAAAGTTGGCTTTATTTTGTCCGATATAACCTATCGTGACCCTGTTTATACACCTGTAGCGACATTTGTGACCGCTTACGCTCGGGCTTATACTATCCGTTCTGCGCAGAAAGTCGGGCTTGACCATCTGTTATATTGCGATACTGATAGTATTCACTGCAAAGAAGGTGCTGACGTGTCAAGTTTGGAAATTCATGATACTAAACTCGGGGCATGGGCGCACGAAAGTCATTTTGAAAAAGCAAAATTTTTACGTTCAAAATGTTACCTTGAACAGATTGATGGAAAACTGTGTCCAACCGTTGCAGGCATGCCCGATTCTTGCTACGAGAATGTCAATTTTGAAAACTTTTGTTTAGGCTCGGAATTTAGCGGAAAATTGCGAATGAAAAGGGTTGAGGGTGGAATTGTTTTGGTAGATACGCCATTTACCATAAAGTTATAGCGTTCATAGATTGTTTACAATTATGTTCATAGTTTATACATATTTATATGATATTGTATAAGCAAGGGTTAAAAGGCTCACGGACAACGCCAAATTGTCACGGTGGCGAGCCGTTGGCGTTGTCGCACGGTGACACGTGGCGAGCCTACCCGAAATAAAAAAGAAAGGAGCGAAAAATTTTGAGTGAGTCCATGTTTTATGATGTTAAAACCGTAAATCAATACAATTGCTTGTTCAATTTCCTACACGGTGCACGTGGAATCGGAAAAAGTTTTTCGCTCAAAAAACTGTTTGTAGAAAGTTTTCTTGAAGATGGTTCGCAATTTTATTATTTGCGGCGATACCGTGAGGACTTAACAAAAAGTAGCAAAGGGTTTTTTGATTCGCTACAGGAACAGGGACTTTTTGAAGATATAGTTTTTACAAAAGATGGGGGTAAAAACGGTGGCACTTTTTACGCAAATAAAGAACCGATTGGATATTACGGTGCGCTTACAAAGGGCAAAGGCGTGGAATTGCCAAAAGTGAAATATATCAATTACGATGAATACCTCATCGACAAAAGCGACCAGTATCATGGATATTTGAGGGATGAAGTTACTCAGTTTTTAGAATTTTATGAAAGTGTTGCTCGTATGCGTGATGTACATGTTTATTTTACGAGCAACAACACAGACGGTTATAGTCCATATTTTGATTATTTTAAGCTAAAAAAACCTATGAAAAAGAATGGTATATGGTGTCAAAATGACTTACTATACCAAGAAATAAAGACAAGCGCCGAATACATACAAACAAAGTACGATACACGTTTTGGGAATATTATCAAGGGAACAAGGTATGGAAAATACGCAGTTGAAAACGAAAATTTACACATCACAGATGATTTTTTGAAAAAGAAACCGTCAACGGCGAAGTGTACGTTTAATTTACAAATTGGAAAAAATATTTGTGGCGTATATTTTGACTATTGCAAAGGAGAAGTATTTTTCTCTTGCAATGGCAATAAAAACATGATAACATATACAGTAATGAAAGCCGACCACACCCCAAACAATATTCTTGTTAGAGGTGGAAAATGTTATCACTTGGCAGAATTAAAGAAAGCGTTTAGTTATAATCAATTATTTTTCGATTCGCCGAAAGCCAAAAACCTATTTGAAAGAATTGAACATCTGTTATAACCTAGCAGATTTCAAAATATAAAAAAATATGAAAGGAGATATAAAAATGCCAGACGAAAACAAAACAGAAAAAGCCTATGCAGAAGATGAACTCTTGAAAAAAGTCGGAGAGATTCTCACGAAAAAAGATGATGAGGGATTTCTCACAGAGGTTGTGTCAGCAATAACGGATAAAATCCACGAATTGAGTGGAAAGATTGTTGACCGTGACGATGAAATCAAAGACTTGAAAGAGGACATTGAAAGTTTACGAAATGCAAATATGGCGCTTTTACGCAAACAGGGCGCACGAGTAGAAGAAAAAGAAGAAAGAAAAAGTGAATTTGTAACGGATGATGAAAAGGAAGAATCAGATGAGGAAATTCTTGAAAAGTCCGTTGCGGATTACATCTAAAAGAAAGGAGAAAGAAAAATGCCAACAACCAAAACAAAAACAGAAAGAGCCGTAAACATGGCGAATACGGTTAGAACCCTTGCCGGTAATGATTTTGCAAACGCCGTACCAGTTGCGACACGCTCAAACATCTCTAGTTATGCAACTCCAATTTTGGAAATTTCCTCATTGCGGAATATGTTCGTAAACACTCTTGTTCAGAGAATTGGGTTTGAATTTATCCATAACAAGAGATACAACAATCCGCTTGCGAGATTTAAGAAAGGAAGCACGCCGCTAGGGGGAATCGTAGAAGAAATCGGAACGAATCCCGTAGAATCACAGGGATTTAGTTCGGATGGCTATATCCGCACACCGGACGGACAGGTTTTGACACCTCTGAACCGGAGAACACCAGACACGAAAGTCTTATACCACACCATTAACCGTGAAGACCAGTACCCAATTTCTATCAGCCGTCAGCAGTTACAGACCGCTTTGGTTAGTTGGGAAAAATTGGATGATTTTATTTCGTCCGTTATGTCAGCCATGTATAGTGGTGATACGATTGACGAATTTATTTACACCAAAAATTTGATTGATGCGGGTGTCACAAAAGATATGCTTGTTACGCAGACAATCGCAAATCCGACAACGTCAAAGGATAACGCCGAGAAATTTGTAATTGCCGTCAACACCACATCGGCGAAAATGTGCTATCCGTCAACCAAATACAATCGCTATATTGAACAAGAGGGCGCAGAGGGAAAAGCGTACAAGACTTGGAGCGACAAAGACAGACAGGTCATCATCATGCGAGCGGACGTTTTGCAGAGTATCAATGTCACGGTGTTAGCACAGGCGTTTAACATGTCACAGGCTGACTTCCGGAATTCTGTAGTAGAAATTGACGAGTTTGACAACCCCGCCATTCTCGCAGTTGTATGTGATGAATCTCTTTTGCAGATTTATGATAATTTGTTTGAGGTGTCAGAACAGCAGAACGCACAGGGACTTTTCTTTACTTACTTCTTGACACATTTTGAAACACTTTCGTTGTCCATGCTGTCAAATGCCGTTGTCTTTTTGGATGAATCCTATGTAAAACATACCATCACGGCAACGGTAGAACCAGTGACAGAGGGTTACGACTTGGAAGTACAGAACACTGGTTATAATGGCGAAACTGTTACATACAAAGTTACGGCAGTTGACCCTACAAAGGTGACTATCAGTTACACAGGAATTTCTGATACGCCGCCTACAAAAGTAGTAAATGGTGGATTGTATTCCTTTACTATGGGAAATGCTGACGCAACGATTAAAATGACAATTACTGAATAATGTTTCACGTGAAACATCGAAAGGAGAAAAAATTATGGCAGACTTTGAACCGACAACCGACATAAAACTCCTAGCCGTTCCGCTTGCGAACGATGGAGAAAGCACCTTGACATTTTCAAGTAAATCGGCACAGTCTGCCTATTTTTCGTCAAAAGTTGTTGGAAGTTTTTCAAAAGGAGATTTTACCTATCAGCGAAAAGACAACACAATGCGTGTGCCGTGGAATGCCGAAAAATTATTTAATGTAAATTATTGTATGTACAAGAATACAAATTTTGGTGATAAATGGTTTTATGCTTTCATCAACCGTGTCGAATATGTTGCGCCAAGCTGTACAAAATTGTATTTGCAAACGGACGTTTGGCAGACATGGCTTTTCGATATTACATACGGACAGTGTTTTGTTGAGCGCGAACACGTGAACAGTGACAAAATAGGTGAGCATACAATTCCCGAAAGCGTTAGTCCTAGCGAGTGGAATCTGCAAAAAATTGGGATTGACGAAAGCCCTTACCAAATTGGGGGTTATGTAGTTGGAACGCTTTATGATATTGATTCTACAGTTGGAAATCCGAAAAAAGTAGGTGGGCGAAAAGCCAACGGCGTATATTTCCCTTGCGATGTTCTATTTTTTCCGAATACAGATGCGGGTATAACACAGTTACAAGCAAGGCTTGAGGTTATCAATGACGAGTTAAGCGGCGGCATTGTTTTTGTATCTTGTATTCCAAAACTTGCAAGCGATAAAATAACGGCAACTAATACCCGAGTGACGACAATGACATATAGTACATTTGATAACATAAGTGTACCAGTGGAACACACGAATATCAGCGGTTATGTGCCAAAAAATAACAAATGCTTTACCTACCCTTACCATTATCTTGTATGTAGCAACTCCGCAAACGGTGGTTCGGAATTACGTTTTGAAAATTTCAAAAACATTTCTGATATTACCTTTACGGCTTACGCACACATTACAGAAAACAACTGTATACAGTTTGTGCCGATAAATTATGAAGTTGGAACAAGCACAGGCGACAATCCCGACTTTGGCTTTAATTCGCAGACATATCCCGAATTGCCATATACGACAAATCAGAACGCCTACTATCGTCAACAAGAAATGAGTTTGCGAAATCAAAACAATAACAGAATTATGTCACAAACACGTGGAACAGTTGGTGGTATCTTGACAGGTGGGGCGTCATTGTTAGGAATGTCAATGCAAGGCGAGGGAACAGGTTCTGACATTGCAAGTTATGGCACATCACAAATTAGCGCTATTGATTCCCTATACACCAACGTCAAAAGTGCAGAAATGGCAGAAAAAAACCTTGAAAAAATGCACCAAATGACCGCCCCGAATGTCAGCGGAATCGGTGGAGCAAGTGATATTTCTATTGTGAATGGAAATATCGCACCTAGATTTTATATTAAAAACGCAAAGAAAGACCAAATAAAAGCGATTGACGAGTTTTTCAGCGCTTTCGGTTACCAAGTAAATCAACTGAAAAAGCCAAACATAACAGGTCGTCCAAATTGGAATTATGTACGTTGTTCACAAGCGAACGTATATGCAGACATTCCTCAAGAAGATTTAGCAAAGATTAAGCGTGACCTTGTAAACGGGATAACCTTTTGGCATAACCCTAATACAATTTACAACTATTCACAGAAAAACGAGGTGAAATAATTTGAGTAGAAAGAAAGACAAGAACAAGGAGCAAGCGCAACGCTGGCAAGTGATTTATTCGTTTTATTTTGCATGGCTGAAAAATATAGCAATGTCAATCTTTGAATGGCAATTACCCGATAGCATGAATGACCGTTTTTTGGAATTATCATTTTTTGAAGATGGACGTGCTTTGGCATATGTAAAAGACGGTGCCCTTATCAACACCCGTGCGAATCCATCCAACAACATGGATATGTATAATTATTTTACAGGATATATTGGCTATAACGTAGTTTTTTCCGACTATGTGGATGCTGATAATTGCGTGTACGGGTTGAACAATCCGGTAACAATGCCGACTTTTGATGTTTGCGACATGTTTGCAACTCGTCTACAAAAATTGGAAATGGGCATATGGTCGAATGTCGATTTGCAAAAATTTCCAATCATGGTATCAGCACCCGAAAGTCAAAAGTTATCGGTCAAGAACTTAATGGAACAATTTGAGGGGGGTTTACCGTTTTTATACACGTATCGAAATTTTGAGGACTTAAATCAAGTAAAATGTTTTGATATGAAAGTACCGCAAATTTTCGATAAATTGTATGAGTTAAAACAGAAAACACTGAATGAATTTCTTGAATTTTTAGGCGTAACAACGCCGAAAGAAAAGAAAGAAAGACTTTTGAGCGGAGAAATTATGGCGAACAATTCCAAAGTTGGAATCAGTGGAGCAAGTTTTTTATGGCAAAGACAAGAATTTGCCAGAAAAATCAATGAAAAATTTAGCGCATACGTATCCGAGCCAATTGAGGTACGTGTTAGAGATTATAGCGAGATTTTACATATTGCGGAAAGTGAGGAAATGAATGGAGCAGATATTGGATTGGATTCACAGGACGTGTAACCCATTATCAATAGTAGGCGGTTTTTTAGGGATTTTATTTAACCGATTTTTTGGAAAGATTGACAATTCCCTTATCATCCTTTTGATACTTATGTCAATGGACATGATATGTGGGATTTTGGTTGAGGGAATTTATTTCAAAAAACTTTCTTCCAATATTTGTTGGAAAGGCTTGATAAAAAAATGCGTGTCAATTATGTTAGTGGGATTGTCCTACCAAATTGACCGAATGACAGGACAGGAAAGCTTCCGAGCGTTTACGATTATCTTCTTTTCCATCAATGAAAGTATTTCCATTTTGGAAATATGTGGGAAAATTATCCCGATACCGAAAAAATTAAAAAACTGCTTATACCAGTTACGGAAAGGAGTAGATGAAGATGAAAAAAATACTTGCAAATAGAAAAAGGTGGCACGGAAAAAGGAACAGAAAAATAGTTAAGGCAATTATTATTCATTACACAGGAAACAAGGGAGACAGTGCAAAAAATAATTGCGATTATTTCCGAAACCCTCCATCCTTGACAAAAAAGAGTAGTACTGGCGCACACTTTTTTATATCATCAAATGGAGAAACAATTAAATCTATCCCGATGAATCAGATTGCCTACTCGGTGGGTGGTGTTAGGCAGAGTGAAAAGGGTGGAAAGTATTACAAAAAACTGACAAACGCAAATACAGTTAGTATTGAGCTATGCGACGCAGTAAACGAATATACAGACGCACAAGCCAGGGCCGTTCGGAAAACAATAAAATATATTCGTAAATACTGCAGAAATGCAAAAATCGTTTGCTATCATTTTGACGTGAATGGAAAGAGTTGTCCACCATGGGCGGGCAAGCGTTTAGGCAAAGAATTTCTTGCAGAAATTGGAGAGTGATATTTATGGCTTTTGTAACTCCTCAACTACGACGTGTGTTGGATATGGGTTATGATTTAGGACTAAAGAATTACCCGATTTTTTCAGAATCGCACCGCCAAGAATTAAATGAAAAAATTGTCAATCATTTTCGTTATCGTGAAATCGGTTACGAAACCGTTACACAATTTATCTTTGCACTGAATCGGAAAATGTTTGAAATCATGCCGTTTTACAATCAACTATACGAATCGGAAGAACTGGAAATATCGGCATTGACTAACTATAGTTATGACGAAATCAGCAAAAAGACAGGAAATGACTTGTTAGAAAAGACAGGCACAGACACGAACAAGCAGTCGGGAGATAACACACGGGCAGACACAGGAACGCAGACGAATGAGCAGACAGGTACAGACAAGCAGACATTTGAGGACGTAAAAAACAAGACAACATACGGAAGTAGCGAAAATGAAAACACGACAACTACAAGCGATGTAAAGCACGGACAGACCACGACAACTGATGGAACAGACACAAGCAAACGTGTACACAGTGATACGCCACAAGGAATGTTATCCGCTAACTTCCCCGAATCAGCAAATTACGCAAGTGACGCTGATGTCACGAAAAACACTAGTGCCACCAGTGTGTCACAAGGTGGAACAGATTCGACTAGTGGAACAGTAAAAGGAACAAAAGGAAGAACTGGTTCTGACGAATCCGTGCAAAGTGGTGACATTGTAACAACACACGACACACAAGGAAAGTTGACAAACGACCTTACAAGCAAGAACAAATTTAATACAGATAGCAGTTTCACGTATGGAAGTAATGCAAAGCAGAACTACGACAACCAGTTGACGACAAACAAAAAAGGTTATCAAGGCATTTCACCCAGTGAATTGCTACAGAAATATCGTGAAACATTTCTAAATATTGATATGTTGGTGATATCCGAATTAGAGGAATTGTTTATCAGTATTTTCTAAAATGTTTCACGTGAAACATTAGAAAGGAGTGAAAAAATTGAGATTGATTAGACCAACACCGCCGTTATATAACTTGCCATCCTATTATAGTGAATGTGAATCATACGAAGAACAGTTACAATGGTTACTAAATCAGTTGCAGACATTACAAACAGATGTTGACAATCTGAAAAAAGACATTAACGATTACACGGATGAGCAAATCAAAAAATTGTTTGATTTGCTAACGCAGAGAATCAGCAATTTGACGGACTATGTAAACGGCGAAATTGCAGAATTAAAAAGTTATGTTGACACCGAAAACAAAAAGATTTCTGACAAAGTTGACAATTTGAAACTTTACACGGATGAAAAATTGACGAATCTGAAAAAATATGTGGATTCTGAAATCCTTGAAGTTAGGACATTATTGTCGCAAGTTGAAAACCGTTTACACCTTGAAATTGTGGACGGTGACAACACCGTCAAGGATTTTGCAAGGGTTTACACAGAAAAAGCACGGCTTGAACTACTGGAAAAAATCGGAAAATTATCCGAAAGAGTTGACAATATTGACAAGGAGTTTCCACCAGTTTATAACCCAACACAGGGAACACAGACAGACATCCAACGAGCAATCAACGACTTGTATCTGTATTTACGTGTTCACGGCATTACGTGTATTGTATTTGATTCGTTGCAAATTACAGTTGCGGAATTTGACGCTATGAAAATTTTAGTGCGAAATTTTGATATTCACGGTTCTGAAATTTTTGAAGTATGGGAAAAAGAAACGGCGTTTAGTCCTTGGACAGGTAAAAAGATAACACTCAAAGAATTATGTTATGAAATTGCACAAAAAATTAACATGAATTACAAAACCGCAAAAGAATTTGATGGCAGAGGAATTACTGCTAGTGACTATGATGGCGGTAAAACAACGGCTTATGATTTTGATTGGACAAAAAGAATATTGCCGATTGATGTTATCCCGGTAGATATGTTGGATAAATTCTTGCACACGTCCGAATTGATTTATAATACGGATATTGTGACCGACACAGGCGGCACAGTTAATATTACAACCGATAAGGGTTTTGAAAAATTTTTACTGGCTTATAGTGATAAGAATGCAAATTTATGCTATTTGTTGTGTGATGTTACTACAGGAAAGTTATCATTTACTGACACGGACAACAACACTCTGAAGCAAGTATCAAGAAATTTTTCTATCACGAAAACGGAAACAGGCTATCAGATTGTAACAGAAAATTGTGAGGTATTTAATGCCGATACAAAAGAAACATCATTTGCACCTAACTTTTTACTCATCAAAAAATTGTATGGTGTGAAAAGTTACAACATTATAACGGAAATTGGAAAGGAGATTTGATATTATGCAATACACACCATATTATAACTTGCCTTATTATGAGGCTAACGACATTGCTAACTATTTAGACACGTACAACACGTCAATCATGTCTTTAGACACTGCCATACATGAGGCAATGTCAAAAGCCGAAAGCGAAGAATTGCACGGCGAAGAATTAGACAAGGAAATTGAAAGCCTGACTTCAAGGGTGTCAGCGCTTGAAACATCTTTATCAAGTACAATCGAAAATATTTCCACGCTTTCGACAACCGTGAGTGGACACACAGAAGAACTTGCAAAAGTAACGGAAGATTTGCTTGCACAAAACACTGCCGTCAAGTCTTTGTCAAATTCATTGACAGAGTTGACTACACAGTTTTCAACATTTAAGACAACACAAGAAAATTTTAATAGTGAAATTTCGGCAAAGGTTGGAAATCGGTATTTTAAGGCACACAGTTACGTAGTGCCACCCGATACTAACAAGGGGCAGTATACAACGAGTTTTGAAATTGATACAGGGTTAGCAAATAACAATGATTTTACAAAAAGCAATGTTATGATTGAATTTATGCAGACAATGACAGACATAAAGAAAGCAAGTGCCATTTTGAATTGTGGTTTTTCAACCACAGAAAAAACATTTAATTTTACTGCCGATACAATCCGCTATAATGTTCGTGTAAACTTTGTGACGTCTACTGGAATTATTAAAATTTCAATTACTGGTCAAAAACAAGAAGCTCCTGGCACAATTTATATAAATACTAGTGCTTACACGAATTAAAAGAAAGGAGATTAAACCATGAACTACACAACAAATTATAGAATCCCTCTTTATGAGGACAATGACCCAACGTCATATCTTACTACATACAATGATACAATGGAATTGATTGACACATCATTACACGCCTTAGCGTTAAAAGTGGCAAGCGGAGAAGTAAATGACCGTCAATTTACTGCTGAAATTTCAGCTATCAAGGGCAGACTTGACACGGCAGAGAATACGATAAACACTCTTAAAACGGAACTTGCAACCACGAACGGAAAGGTTTCGGAAAATGCGGAAGATATTTCTACGTTACAAACGCAGTTAGTCGAACAGGGGGCGTCAATTAAAAATTTGCTTGCTAGGGTTTCAGCGCTGGAATCATCTTTTGAGAGTTTCAAGACTGCACAGGAACAAAAAAATAATTCCTATGAGGATTCGTTAAACGGATTGACAACTCGTATTGACAATAATGCTAAAAAACAGGAGTTGAAAAATGCAGAGTTTAAAAGTGGGATTGCAAAAAATTCAGACAACCCTATTTATCACACATGCTATCACGCAAATTTTGAAGCAGTTTCAAGCGGTTCTCAAACTTGGAACGACACGCACAGCATTGATGTACGTGAAAAATTCACAGAAGAAGAATATAAAAACTTAAAATTTACCGTTATTATAACAAAGCAAAACATGACAACGGTGAAAAATACTTGTATTATATGCGGAGAATATACCTCTAGTGGTACTGGTTTTATTGCCAACCGTAATTTTGACGACACATTCACATTCTCGTTGGAGTTAAAATTTAATTCTAATAAGATGGTTGGCTTTATGATTAGTGGCTTGTCAACTACAACAACCGCACCAACCCCTTGGACAATCAATATCGATATTACATTCAGTGTCGACTAAATTTTTACCGCCCCACTTTATTAAGTAGGGCGGTTTTGTTATTCAACGGAATCTCTTCCGCAATCTGCACAAAATTTTATCCGCTC